TGAGCAACAGAAGTTCCGGAGCGGTTGGTATTCCCAACATTCTTATCTGGACTTACTACTTCTGGAAGCACGATTGCGAGACCGGCTACTTCATTAAGAACCCCGACTATTATTTGAGACAGTCATTCCAAAAACTCATTTATAGACTTAACCAGCCGTTTATGAGAATTGACCAGACTGCATTTGTAAATGTCTCTATCTTTGATAGAAACTATGTTGAGTCTTTGTTCGGTGGTGTTGAATATCCCGATGGCTCATTCGTTATTGACAATGTAGACAATCTGATTGAGCATCAAAAGGTGTTTATGGAAGTTGTCTCTCAAATCCGCTATGAGAATATGTTTACTTTCCCTGTACTTACATACTCACTCCTGAAAAGAAGTGATTTGACCGAGGAAGAAATTAAGCATATGATTGAGACAAAGGATTACAGAGTGTTTGTTGATAATGACTTTGCAAGATGGTGTTCCGACCATAACGTTCTTTGGAATGATAGCAATTTCTTTATGAGCAACGATGTAACCACTTTGAGCAACTGTTGCCGACTTCTCTCAAACACCACGAAGTTGAGCGGCTTTATCAACTCTATCGGTGGAACGGCACTGTCTATCGGTTCTGTTAAGGTGAACACAATTAACCTTATGAGAATTGCTCTCGAAACAGAGTGTGACGAGAAGAAGTATCTTAAACTTCTCGAAAAGAGAACTTTGCTTTGCTGCAAGGCTCTTGATAGAGTAAGACACATTATCAAACGCAACGTAGAAAAGGGATTGCTCCCCAACTACCAAGAAGGTGCGATTGAAATGGATAAGCAGTATTGCACTATTGGTATTCTCGGATTGTTTGAGGTAATCGAAGCATTCGGATATACGGAAACTGACGAATTCGGTTGCGTAAGTTATACCGATAAGGGAATTGAGTTTGCAAGTAAGATTTTCGAGGTTCTGAACGCAGTTAAGGACGAATTCACCGATGCTTATTCATTCAATATTGAGAGTGTTCCCGCAGAAAGAGCGGCGGTTATCCTCTGTCAGAAAGACAATCTTCTTTATGATAGAAAAAATACCTTTATCTACTCTAATCAGTGGATTCCTCTTTCCGCAAAGTGTACAATTCAGGAAAAACTTCGCCTTTCGTCTATCCTTGACGAGAAGTGTTCCGGTGGAAGTATTGCACACATCAACCTCGAAGCAAACTTCCCGAATAAAGAAGCGGCATGGGAAATGCTTAATAAGATTGCTCTTTCGGGCGTAATCTATTTCGCATTCAACACAAGAATCAACGAGTGTAAGAATCATCACGGTTTCGTTGGTACGGATATTTGTCCTACCTGTGGAGAACCTGTGTTTGACACTTACCAGAGAATTGTAGGCTATCTTGTTCCTACGAGAAGTTATTCCAAGGACAGATTTAGAGAATTCAATACTCGTAGATGGTACGAATACGCAGAAATGCTCGGTGAGTAATATGTTGATTAAAAACCTTGTAGATGAGGATTTTGTCAACTATCGAAAAGTATCAATGTTTATAGGTTGTCACTCTTGTACGTTTAAGTGTGACAAGATGTGTGGTAAGCAAGTGTGTCAGAATAGCGCACTTGCTACCGCACCAGATATTGAAGTATCAATAGATAGGCTCGTGCAAAGATACCTCGGCAATATATATTCGCAAGCAGTTGTGTTTGGCGGGTTAGAGCCATTTGACGATTACGACAATTTAATAGCGTTCATCGCAGAGTTCCGCAAGCACAGTTCTGACGATATTGTGATATATACTGGCTACACAAAAGACGAAATCAATAGCCTGTTTCCGTCCTTTATAATTAAAATGAAGGAAACTGAAAATATCGTAGTTAAATTTGGCAGATTTATTCCAGACCAAAAACCACACTATGATGAAGTTCTTGGGGTAAATTTGCAAAGCGACAACCAATATGCAGAAAGGATTTCATAAATGAAAGTAACGACAAATCCCGACAAAGAATATGTCAAAGAAATCAGAGAAAAACTTAAAGCCAACAATGGCTATTGCCCTTGCAGAATTCGTAAAACAGAAGATACGAAATGTATGTGCAAGGAGTTCCGTGATATGATGGAGCGAAACGAAAGCGGAACTTGTCATTGTGGCTTATATGTTGCATCAGCAGATTAAAGGAGAAGATAAAAATGTTTACTATTAAAATTAAGTATCATAATGACAAACTCGAAAGAATTAAGAAGTTTGCCAAAGGCGATTGGATTGACCTTCGTGCAGCCGAGACCGTTGAGTTAAAGGCTGGCGAGAGAAAAATTATCTCCCTTGGTGTTTCTATGAAGTTACCCGATGGATATGAGGCGCACGTTGTTCCTCGTAGTTCCACTTGTAAGAAGTGGGCAGTATTACAAACAAATCATATGGGCGTAATCGACAACTCTTATTGCGGAGATGGTGATGTGTGGGGAATGCCGGTGCTTGCGCTGGAGGACACGGTTATCAATCTGAATGATAGAATTTGCCAGTTTAGAATCGTTGAGAAGCAACCCGACATTGAATTCGAGGAAGTTGACCATCTTGACGGTGAAAATCGTGGTGGGTTCGGAAGTACAGGCACAAATTGATTCAAGAAATCATCGAGAGAATACAGCACAAGATTGATGCTGAAACAGCCTGTAATATGAGCAAAGAGCAAGAACAGTATGTGGTCGGCTTGGCTGATGCACTTCAAATAATTGAAGAATACACGGCGGAGCAACCGCAAATAGGGAAGGCGTATTATGTAATCGTAAACAATGAGACACCTTATGTAGAGCAAATGTATCTCTACCGTATTAACAACAAAACAAAAACCACATACTGCTTCTCTCGAAATAAACAAAACCCAAAACCAGACCTCGTGTTGAGTAGCAGACAAGGCATGAAATCAAGAGTATTCAATACATATGAAGAAGCGCAAGCCGGAATACCGTACTTTGTTTGCCTTCAACTGGAGGCAAAGGAGTTTCGATGGAAAAGACCAAAACTGTAAAACCCAGCAAAAAGACAAAAATGATTTGTACGAGTGTGTTTGGAAATCAGAATTTCAAAGACCTCTACATTGAGTATGTCAAGTCAAAAATTAAATAATACATAGTGGAAGGCGGTTGACAAAACGATGATATTGTGGTATAATATTATCTGTCAACCGCTTTGCTCGGAAAGGACAAGATGAACTATAAAGAGCAAAGAAAAAGTTACCTCGCTGCACTCTATGCACGTTTAAGCGTTGACGATATGCAAGATGGTACAAGCGTATCAATCGAAACACAGAAAAAGATACTCGAAGATTATTGCAAAGCCAATAATATTGAGATTTATGATTTCTACTGTGATGATGGCTACACTGGTACAAACTTCAATAGACCAGACTTTCAACGGTTGTTGAGAGATGCAGAGAGCAAAAAATTTAATATGGTTATTGTCAAGGACTTATCGAGGCTTGGCAGAGAGTATATTGGTGTCGGAAAATATATTGAAGAATATTTTCCCGAAAGAAATATAAGGTTTGTAGCCATTGGAGACGATTACGATAGTGAATGCCGCAAAGGAGACCTCGACTTCATCGTTCCTATGAAAAACCTTTTCAATCAATTCTATCCTGCGGAGTGTTCTCGTAAAGTTAGACAAGCATTCAAGGCAAAAGCATCAAGGGGCGAGTTTATCGGTTCGCAAGCACCTTATGGATTTAAGAAAAGTCCAGAGGACAAGCACGTTCTTTTGATTGACGAAACAACTGCTCCGGTAATCGTCCGTATCTTCACATTGATAGCATATCACGGATATGGTTATACAAAAATCGCAAGATTATTTAGTCAGGAGAAAATTCCTACTCCGTATGCTCTACAAAGAAGAAATGCAAACAAGCCTTGTGACAAAGACCCTTATGATTGGAATTTAGGAACAATTTCAGCAATCGTTCACAATGAAACTTATCTCGGAAATCTTGTAAGTGGCAAAAGAGAAATTCTCTCTTTCAAAAACAAAAAGGTTATCAAGAAAGACAAGGGCGATTGGATAGTCGTTGAGGGTATGTTCCCACAAATCATTTCACAGCAATTATGGGATGATGCACACAGAAGAATCCAAGAGAGAAAGAGAAGTACACAGAGCGACTTCTGCAATATCTTTGCTGGGTTAATAAGGTGTGACAAATGTGGGAAAATTTTAGGTCTTTCGTCCAAGAGAGATAATAACCCATATTATTGTTGTGAGACTTACAAGAAAAAGGGAAAAGACAGATGCACCGCACATTATACCTTGTATAATGATGTCTACAACACGGTTCTTGAAAATCTCCGCTCGACAGTTGCAAGCATAAGAGCAGGGCAGTTTGATTTTGATAATCAAGTTGCAGCACAAGTAATGTCGGAGTTTCAGAGCGGGAATAGTTGCCAAGCAACCATTGAAGAACTTGAAAAGCAAATCGAAAAACTTAACAAAAGATATGAGCAAATGTATCAGGATAGGTTGGACGGAGTAATATCCCTTCAGCGATTCAAAGAACTTGTTGCCGGAGATGAAGAAAAGCAAGAGCGACTTCAAAAAGAACTCGATGCTTTAAGAGCAAGAGAAGCAGCAAGAGAGAACGAATTCCAATCCTTGCAAGCATTTGTCGAAAAGGTTAAGCAGTTCGGAGATATTACGGCTCTTGATAAGGTTCTTCTAAATACTCTGATTGAAAAAATCGTAATCGGAGAAAGGCAACTCGTAGATGGCGAGTACACGCAAGAAATTACAATTTATTATAAATTCGATAATAAATTTCAAAAAGCCTCTTGACAAAACAAAAATAATGTGGTATAATACCACACGTAATAAAAAATTGACTTCTCTAACTGCATCACGCAGTCGGCTGTTTGAAGTAGAGAAGTAGAGTAAAGCGGTTGATTTTAATTTAATATTCCTCGGTAGCTCAGTCGGTAGAGCGCATGACTGTTAATCATGATGTCACAGGTTCAAGCCCTGTCCGGGGAGCCAGTTTGCTTCTGACGTTAAGGAGGAAACAGAGATGAGTGTAGCGATACACTCATTTTTGTTTTTAAGGCGCAAAAATTAAGGGTTATAAGAATATTTCATCTTATAACCCTTTTGTTATGTTTTCAAATTATTCAACTAATTGCCAGCCAGCAGGATATGCTTCTGGACTCCATACGTTGTTATCTATAAGACTTTCATAGATAGAGCCATTATACTTAACTTTGTCACCGATGCTATAAGCATTTGTGGAATCAGGCTGTTCCCAATCGGGAATTTCATTTTCGCTTGGAATCAAAACCTTTGCCCATAAACTGCTCGCATCTATTGGATTCCAACCTTCTTGTGCCGTATGTTCTTGCAAACATTTGTAAAGAATACCGTTATATTGTACTCTATCTGCTACGGCATATGTATTTGTTTTATCCCAAGAAGGGAATAACTGAACCGCTTCCAATGCGGCACTATCTTCCATTCCAGACGAAAGATTTTCGATGTGCGCTCGAAGTTTTCTTGCTTGTTCTAAAATTTCACTCATTTTGTCGCCCCCACAAGTATATCATATGCTGCCGCCTTTTGCTCTGCAATCGTGGTATATTCATCAACGATTGTAACAGTACAAAGTGGCTCATCTCCGTTTAATCCATCTTCTTTTGTTCTATAAACCATATCAGTATAAGAAGTTACAATAGTTTCTTCCGATGTGGCTTCTCCATTTTCATCAATTACTTTTACTGTTGCCTTATGAGGAACTTTCACACAAATTCCCTCTGCATCACTTTCTTCGCAAGGAATATAGCAACCATTTGCGTGTTTCTTTATCCATACGATAAGTTCGTAATCACCGACCACAGTATTATTGCTTTCAATATGATACATAAGTTACTTCCTTTCTACGCCGACAAGTCCAGCGATATAGTTTAGTGTAATTAAATCCGCATTAAAAAAGGCATGATTCCACAGCCAATGGTCTGCGTGTTCCTGCCTCTTGTATGCTGCACAAGTTTTGTCACCCCAAACCCTATCCCATCTTTCTTGGTGGTTTTCTTCTTGTTTAAGGGCGTTCTGAATGCCTTGTGTTAATTTTCCTCTGTCCAACCCAAAGCCATCATCGTTTCTCGCAAAATACTGGTGAGCATTTTCACTCGTAACCACACATAATGGCTTATTGTTGTAATATAGCATTCCATTTACAGACTCGCATTCTGTGCCATATGGTAAATTAACATTACCACAAATAGCCTTTTCCTTGAATCGTCTATGTACTATATATTTCATTTCTTTCTCCTTGTTCTTTCTATTTCTAAAATTCTCAATCTTTTCGGAAGAAAATCCATAGATTGCGTAGAACAACCTACGGAGTCTTAATAGTTTTTTATGGTCATTATATTTTTCAAAATATGCAAGCATACCATTTACTGAACACCATAAATCATCTGCCGACATTTCACCATTATCAAATCTATTCTTAAATGATTTGATTTTTCTTCTCGCTCTTTTCATTGATGTTCTGTTTCCGTTGATAATTACTTTTCCTGTTTCTGTAAGGATATATTTTGCCTTGCAATATCTAAATGGTTTTGTTAAAGGAATTATTTTTGATTTGTTTGTGCTTATTGTCAATCCCATAGCATTGACCTTATTTAGCACTATCTCCATAATTTCTTTTGCATCTCTATCGGGCGGCACGATTATATAATAATCGTCCATATAATGACCAGCACCTTTTAATGATAATTGACACTTGATATAATTATCTATTGCAGAGGGTAGAGCAATCATTTCTGCTTGGCTTGGTTCTACTCCAAGAGGCATACCAACTCCGCCCTTTACTGAACCGACAATTCTATCGCCAAATACTTTTAATTGGTTATCAAAAATGAAGTGGTCATGCCGTTTATAAATCTCCGAATGCGGAGCAGAGGGAAAGAATTGTTTGAAATCCATCAGAATAATACTTCCATTACGACCATATTTTCTATAATGGCTTCTTAATTCGGATTTCAACATTTCTTTTGAAAATTCAAATCCTTTGCCTTCAAGACTCGCACCGTTATTATATATCATACTTGGAGTATATAACGGCAAAAGCACATTCTTGGTATAAGCCTTATGTACCTGTCTATCTTGAACTCTCGGAGCATCTATCGGTCTTGTTTTACCTCTTTCTGTCAAAAGGAAATGAACATATGCACTTGGTTTCCATTTGCCAGATTGGATTTGTTGTACTCTAACCGCAGTTCCGGAAAATAAGTGCATTTCAAATCTTTGAACACTGTTTTTCCAACGTACTGCATTACAGCATTTCTTTCCTGCTTTATATAACTCACCATACGATAATGCGTTTTCTATTCCGCCTATCGAATCACTTCTCATTTTTCGTTTTAGTTCACGTTTTGCCTTTCGGCGTTCATATCTTGCTAAATGTCTTTCTTGACTATTCATAATTAAAGAGTTTTCACCTTTCGTACAATTATAATATAGAGTGCGGCTAAATTGCTTTGCCATTACACATAAAATAGGATTAAGCACAATATCCTCCTACTATGCAAGAAGCGTTCGTGCAAGGGCATCAAAAGGTAGTTTTGGACTAAATAATCCGGGAAGTATCTCTCCTTTCACATAGGTCTTTAATTCAAATAATTTACTATGTTTGACCCAAAATAAGATGTGAAATCCGGAGCCAGACCATTGGCATTGTTGGCGTTGTTATTGTTGGCGTTGCCGTTCGTGTTGACATTGCAGAAATTGTTGTTGTTGTTGTAATTAGCAGAACGCTCCCACCAATTCACAGCAGAGCCGACACACGACTAACATTTTACAGAGACACACCCATATTTATTATATTTTAATAAATTTTAATCACTATTTGTCGCATCTTCTTGTTTTGATGCGGAGTTTTGTTTTAGGCGGTTTTTATCACTTTTGAGAACATTTGATAAATAATTATTTTCTTTATCAATCTTCTCTCCAAGTGATTGCGCCATATTTTCAAGTTTCTTAACAGCATCTTTTGCTTGTACATCTTTGCCGTTTAAGGTAGAGAAGCAACCTTGCGGGTTTAACATCATAATCTCATAACAATGTGCTAAATGCACATCGAGTGCCATTAAAGATGCTCTGGCTTCTAATAGATGCTTTTCACGTAATTCTATACGAACCGAATCAGACGGAAAAATGCTGTTTGCTTTTTCTGCATTATCAAGGACTTCTGATGCCAACCTCATAACATCCGGCGATAATAGACGAGAATATCTTGCAGATAGTCTCGTGAGAAATTGCATTGTTTCGGCAAATATTTCATTTGCCGTATTTATATATTCGGCTTTACTTTCAGACCGATGAATTTTAAGGACTGACATCCTTTATCTTCTCCTTTTGAATTGTATTAAAGAAACCCACCCACTTTCGTGAGTGGATTTCTTTGATTGGAATGGCGATTAGACTTTGAAAGCCGGAGCCAGACCATAGGCAATGTAGGCGCGGTTACCGGTGGCGCTGCCGCCCGTGTAGACACGGCAGAAATTGCTGTAGTCGTTGTAAATAGCAGAACGCTCCCACCAAATCACAGCAGAGCCGACACCATTGGAGTCGTACTTATATTTAACCTTGCTATTACCAGCAGCATAGTAATCATACTGTTTCTGGTAAGTATCTTCGCAGTTATTATTATAACCACTTCCAGTTCCGAAAATTTCCATTTCTCCAAGCAACGGTAAGTAATCAATAGTGGCAGTAACATTGTCAGCAACGTGTCCTGAACCACCACCCTTATTGTCACTATATTTGGTCATAGGTTTCATGACGGCTCTCAAGTCAGAGGGGAGTGCAGCCATAAGCGTATTAGCCACAGGATTGGTAGCACAAGTTTCAGTCGCATCATAACCAACAGTAGATGATGATTTAGAAGAACCATATCCTGAAGGTGCTACGTCAGTAGAACCAAGAATATCATAACGCATATCGCATCCTGCCCATCCGCCTCGGTTACTATTTCCCCAGTGGTTCATATTGAAATACTTTGTGCCATCGGTAGAGTTGCTACCATACTTGCTATCACAAAGAGCAACATCTTTTCCACCAGTTTGTGCAGTTTTGAAACATCCAAATGTAATACCATTGCCCTCATAATCAGCGTTATGATTAAATCCAAGGATATAAACATAAAGTGTTACATTATCGAGCGCAAGAGTACCAACAGTACCATCGAGTGTTACCGCTTTTGCATCACCGACAGCAAAATAGTTTGCCGCAGTACCAGCGTTAGACAGTTCGGAAATCTCTGCCCAAGATTTTGCATTCAGCGCATTCGGGTCTGCGAATACAGGCTGGCAAATTGTATCACCCTTAATATTTGTGTTGGAAGGATACCAACCAGCAAACACAAATCCTTCTGTATCGGGAGTAGGTGTTGTTCCTGTAAATTTAGCAGTTCCGCCATAAGGAACATTCGTAACGGTTTGAAGAATATCATTACCGTTCTTAAATGTTACGGTATATGTCTGAATTGTTGTTGTATATGCAGCAAAGAGATTAGTTTCACCAACAACAACCATATCGTTATTGTTTGCTATGCCACCATTTGTCTTGCTCCATCCGCTAAATGTGTAGATGTATTGTGCATCTGCCGCCTTGGTAGGACTTTCACCGGTGTATTCAACAGTGTCTCCATAAGGAACATTCTCAACAGCCTGCAAGAATGTGTCGCCGTTGTAGAATCTAACCGTGTAAACACGAGTAACGGTTGTAAATGTAGCATATACATTTGTATCGCCCTGAATATTAAGCAATGCCGTATCATCAGTAACATTATTGTTACTTCTGCTCCAACCATCAAATGTATAAATAAACTGTGCGTCCATTGCCTTTGTAGGTACAGTTTCAGAGCCATAGGTTGCATTTGTTCCGTACTCTACATTCTGCTGTTCATACATAAGGGCGTTACCATTATAGAACTTAACAGTGTACTTTCTAATAGTAGCAGAGTATGCGGCATATACATTTCTCGGAGCGGTGATATTATTCAGTGCGTTAGCATCTGCTTCTCCGCCATTAGTTAATGCCCAACCAGTGTAAGCATAATCATATTGTGCAGTGCTTTCTCTTGTAGGTTCAGTTCCTTGATATACTCCGTTACCTCCAGCACTAACAAATACAGTCGTAATAATGGTTGTATCATTATAGAAGCGGAGAGCATAACTTTCAGCATACTTCGCAGTAAGTTCTACGCTCGAAGTAATATTTGTGGGCAAAGTACCCCAACCAGTGTAAACATATCTAACATCGTCAGTGTTAGGTCTGACAGGTGCATCAATTTTACCAGAGGTCACAGGGTCGGTTGCATTAGAACCTTCAACAAGAATTTCTGTGTACAATACAGTTCCATCCCAATCTTTATAAGTAACAGAATGGTAGATGGTTTCATACTCAACGGTAATATCAGGATAACGAGTTTTCATGGATTCGAGTTGTGCGCTTGTAATTGTCGGAACGCTAATCTTACCAGAAATCTGTGCGGTTGTTGTGTTATTACCATTTTCGTCCAAACCTCTCATTGTATCAAGTTTGTCATAAATGGCAAGAGCATCTTCTACATCATCAAACGACCAGTTAATACCGATTAAACGCACACGACCATTAGCCGCCATCGTATTCAAGATTGCCTGTGCATCAACAATACTACCAATGTTTTCCAATCTCAAAGTTTCGATATTGTTATAACTTGGCAGTACAAATTCCGTTAATGCCTTTTGGTTAAGCAATGTCAGGTTTGTAATTGTTCCAGGCAAATGTAATACTTTCAGAATACCACCATTGGGAAGTGAAACACCTGTCGTGGAAGTACCATCGAAGTAAACATTCTCAACATTTTTACAACCAGAAATATCAACGGACTGTGTTAAGTTAGGACAATTACGAATATCTAATGTGTGCAAAAGAGTATTGTTTCCGAGATACAATTCTTCCAAGTTGGTATTGCTATAATCAGAGGAAGAATCTCCGAGTTTCAAAGATGTAAGTTTAGTTGCCATAGAGAAATCAGCATAACCAACTTCAAGACCACTTAAATCTCCGATGCTCTTTAACTGTGAGGCGGAATAAATATAGATTTCTGTATCGTTAAGACTATCAAGGGGGCAAGCCAACGTATAACTGTCTCCCCTTAATGCTCTTTCTTGAACAAGATAAGAACCATACTTAATTGTGGCGTAAATATCCGCATAAGGTTCAACAGTAATATCTGCCTTTGAATAACCTCTTAAAGTAACAAAGTCAGTAAGTGCATCTCCGGCATTATACTTACTATCTATATATCTAAAACGATTATACAGCCACCACTTACGCTGTTCGGATTTGCTACCTTGCAACATTCCGAGGTAAGATGCTGTGTTGTCATCAATCAACGGCTGCAAATATTTGTAGTAAGCATCTTCATTCCAGATTGCCTCGCACCATTTAGCCTGGTGTTGCTCATATGCATCCTCAACGATTGTATATGAAATTTTATTGTCTTTACGAAGATTCTGATACATCTCCATAATTTCGTCACCAAACGCTTGACGGAGGTTAATCCAAAGAACGGACTGTTGACCATTATATACGTCAGCGTTGGTTTCCGTTTTGTCGGTATCTTCGAGTTCATATCCGAAAGCAAGAGAACCTTCGTTGTTGATACCAATAGCAGTATCCATATCGTAAGGAAGCCAACAGAACTTGTCCTCTCCAAATTTAGAGGGAAATGCGTTCTTTGCTCGTGAGTCAACCATCAAGAAAATTTCCGTAAAGAGATAGTAAAACACCGTACTATCGACATCTGCATAGTTGGCAAGTTCAGCCTTGAATTTTGCCAATCTATATTCTGCTGTATCTTTTGTATATTCTACATCTTCATAGGTTACTGCGGATTCAAGATTTGCATTCGTTGCTGTTGATTGGTCAGTAGATGCAACCCATGCGATAAACGCTTGGAGATTGGCAACATATGTACTATCTTCGGGGTATCTTGCCTCGAAGTCGTTTTTCCAATCATCTGTCGAGAAGTCGGCAGACTTAAACAATACACGATTTGAAGTGTTGTTTCTAATTTCCCAAGACTCATCACCTTCAGCAAAACCGAATATCTCCGGAGTGCCTTTGTCGTGGTTAAAGTTATACTTACCAACAAACATTGCTCCATTTCCGTCATCGTGGAAAATAACGATAGGGAAGCCATCAATACCTTGTCTTACCTTGCTGTTAACTTCCTGGGGAGGTGTCTTGTAAGGGCAAATTGCGTTGTATAAACGAACCAACTCGACATTGTTAGCACCTTCGGAAGAAGCAACGTCAGCCTTAAATGTAAATGTGTTTGTAGGAATACTGTCTGCACGAAGTTTGTAACCGTCTTGTGTTGTTTCTCCAACTGTCATTACGAAACCATTTTTGAACTTAATCTTGTAGTTCTTTCTTGCATAACCTGCGGATGAAGTACCCTGAACATCGGCTTCTGCATTCTCAAACTCGAAAGAATTATCTCCGTTTTCTTGGTCTACATAATAACCTGAAACCGTCTTTTTATCTCCCTTGCTTTGAGGAAGAATAGGTGCTTGAAGAACAAGATAAGGCAAATCACTTGGGAGATTTTCAATAATAATAGAACCATAAGAATCATAAACATTGTTTCTACTATAACGATTAAGTTTCTCTGTAATATCTTGTGTATCTGCAATCCAGTTATCAAGAACCTGATAACGAGTGAGGTCGTTGTCATATACACGAATGGTATAAATATCAATAGTACAGTTGTTTGAGCCAATAGTAATATCGACAGGAGTTGCTTGTGAGAAGTCATCATCTGATGGATATTGTGCAACGCCACTCATAATACCATTAAGATAAATATAAATGAGCCTATTTTCTGCTTGCTTTTCAATAACAAATGTAAGTCTGATATGCTCATTTTCCTTATACTGTGTAAAAATCTCTGTCTGTCCGGATTTCAAGAGTGCCTTTTGTGCAGTAAGTTGTAATCCTCTATTTCCAGAGAAACAAGACAAGATTATAGCATCATAATCAAGAACATCTCTTGTTGCAAATTCAAGTTCAATGGTTTTACCTGTTGTACGGAAGTCGTTCTCGAATACTTTAAGAGGAATAGTCAATCGTGCATCACCAGAAACACGGTGTACAGTTGTTCCGTCATCATCAAGAAGCCAACCATCACTTTTCCAGTTGTAGTTGCTAAACGAGCATTCTACATCTCCATAAGACCATGTTGCGGGTGTAGCCTCATTATTATTTCTACCATAACTTGTTAAGTGCAATTCAAGATTTTCCGTTTCTGCGGAAACATCAATTTCTGTTACGGTTACAGTCATAGAAATTGTTTTCTTTGTGTCACCACAAATAATTTCCAGTTTCAAAGAACCTACATCGTCTGCTCGATAAGACCATGTGTGTTCCGTTCTATCAACTTCCGTCAACTGTGCAACCTCTACATTATTCGCTTTGAGCGTAACAGAAGATGTCATACTCGCAGGATTGTAAACAATATACGGAATATTGATAGTTTCATATTGTTTAATAGTAGTCAAATCAAATGCACTTGCAATAATTGGCGTTGTATTGCCAGCCTTTACACAAATCAGGTCATAAAGCAAGTGATTAGATTCAACAGGCTGCCCATCAATTTCTGCGGTAAAGTAAACCTCAAATTTGTGAGAGCCATGACTTTGGGAGGGAATAATATACGATTGCTGTCTACCGGAAGTAGAAACAACAGCAGTTCCAAGTTCCTCTCCATCTAAAATAAAGTGCATTGTTTTGCTTACACTGCCTTTTGGAACATAGGTATATGTAATTGCGCCGGTTTGTGCAACACTCGCATCAAAAGTTGATGATAACGAGAGTGCGACAACAGACACGGTAAAGTTAATTGTTCGGCTATTTCCATATGCATCGGAAATAGTAACTTTAACGGTGTTCGTTCCTACCAAGAGGAATGGAGTAACATTGATTGTTACTTCACCCTGCGTAACATTTGATGTCAACTTGGTTGCACCACCAACTTTGACTGTCAAAACACCGTTACCGGTTGGAACTCCATCTTCGATAGAACTCCAATTAACTTTGATTTGACATTCTGCGTTTTCACCGATAGAATTTGACAACCAACCTGTTGCATTTGCCATAGTTAATACAGCATTGTTGGACGAACCGCCTCCGCCCCCGCCACCGCTCGTGGCAACGGTTACGCCATCACCGATGATTTCGCCTTCAGACATAAGATAGAGTTTTCCATCTTCTGTATTAAAAAAGAGATTGTCTGCCTTTAATGCTACTTTTGCACCAAATACAATCTCTTTTTCCTCAACTGCATCTTCTGATGCTTCCGCTCTTAAAGCAGCCGCTTCTGCTCTTGCGGCATCTACGCTTGCGGTTTCGTTTGTGTTTTCGAGTTGTATAATTGCATTTTCAATTCTTTCTGCGGATTGATTGAATTGCTCTGTTGCATTGTTTGCGTTTTGTGTTGCAGTTTCCGCATCTGAAATGGCTTTTGCAGTATCAGTTACTCTTTTTGCTTCCGCAGCAACTCTTTTATTTTCTTCGGCTTTACGAGAATTCTCGTTATTTATTCTTGTTGTCTCTGATGCATCTCTGGTATTTTCAGAAGCAACTCGTAATTCCTCTGCGGCAACCCTCGCTTCTTCTGCTGTCACTCTGGCTGCTTCCGCAGTTGCAAAAGTTTGACAATTCTCTAAAATCTCATAGTACGAAATGTAATCATTTGTGCTATCATAAATTGTATCGGATGGTTGTGGTCTTGCCCTAACATTTACTCTAAAACGAGCAATGCTCCTTCCTCCGCCATTTTCCGTTTCATCAAATACATAACCAATTATCTCATATGGCTGTGTTAAGAGAATATTCGGGATTTTTGCAGTTAATATTCCATCATTATATGTACTTTCAACTACATAGGCGACTTCTTCTGAATTATTAAAAAAATGTATTTTATGGGATTCTGCGATAAATGTCTCTTGAAGATAAATAGAAACATCTCTATCCCATTGGGCAAGAGCGGTGATTTGATTACCGCCAGAATCATAACATATAATGTTTTTCATATTAGATTTTCACCCTTCGTTTATTTTTCTACCTTGTGGTAATTACATAAGAGAAATAGTAAATACTTCTCTTATGTAATATAATTGTTGTATGGTCAATAGTATCTTACTGATTTAATTGCCCAAAATGGTTAATAAAATAATGGTTTTATTCATTCGCTTTCTTTATGTACTCGGCAGTGCCAATATATCTATGCTCGACCTCACGAGGCGGGCGTTTTGGCAAAGCACGAAGTTCATTCATAAGACCAAGCACGAATGAATTTCCGTGTTCTCTTTCGTAAATAGCAAATCGTTTTTCAAGACATTCCATAGAGTAGTCATCTATCCATTCCTGCTCATACACAAATTTGTGATGCTGGAGGGTGATAAATGCCTTGATGTCCTCTTTATCTGATTCAATCAGCATTTCAATAGATTCTTCAATTTTCTTAAATCTACTTTCCGCTTCTGCAAATCCCTTGTCAACGACTTCCTTTTCGTCATAGAACTTGTTCAAATCTTCAATTTCTTCTTCTATCTTATCGTGTTCTTTCTTTTCTTCTATTGCCTTGTTTGTGGATTTGCGAACCTTTGCTTTTACCCAATCAACAAAGTTAAATCCTTCTTTGATTGCCAAAATGAAAATCAACGCAAATACCAAAAACTCGGCAAAAGTGTATTCTGAAAGAAAGTCTCCGATTGATACAATGTCTTTCATAGGTAATCCTCCGTTGTTGGCGTGAGTGATTTACCTAAATCACCTAACGCTTTATTCTTCTTTAATAAAGGGGGAATAAGCATTCAAACTCTCAAATTCGTTTATTTATTTTTATATATTTCACGTAAACAATAGAAAAATTCCCTTTCAGAATATCTGCAATCACGCAAATTTTTATACAATTCATTTACGCTTTCATAAATATTATATAAATCTACACGGTTCAGATTTTCTATTTTAATGATTCCTTTACAATATACATCGCTTTGCTGTAATCTAAAAGTATAATCAACAGCGTATCTCTGTATATTTTTAATACCATAATCCCAATACTTGTTGATAAGATGTGTTTCGAGTTTAGATGCAATATATTCACTATCAAGGATATAGCATTCAATCTCATCACAATATTTCATCCATGAGAAATCATTTTTAATATGTTCGTTATGTCTGCGAATTAAATCGTTTGTTCTTCCAACATATCTTGGTGTTCCATTATTCAAATAAACATATACATAATGCTTCATATTATCTCTCTTTCATTCTTGGATAAAAGCGAAAAGGGAAGTCATACCTTCAGTAGAGATTTTAATATCTTCCAACTCATCATAGGTGATTGAGAGGGAAGGCTTGTCTACTTCTGTGGATTCGAGTTCAACGATTGCTTTATGGCAATCATCACGGTATTCTTTTTGGATTTGAATACCTGTTTCCGTTTCAATGAAATTTCCTTTCTCATCTTTTTCGCCATACTTTTCAATGATTTCTTGCAATTTCTCTTTATAAAACTTTTCGTCAGTTTCGGTTGCAGAGAGGAATTTCAAGAACTTATATGCAAGTTTGCCGGCAACTTTTTCCTTGTAGAGCATTGCAACGGTCATTCTTGCTCTCATAATTTCAAATAATTTCATTTCTTTATCTCTCCTTTATTGATTTAATAATTTTGAAAGTTGCTCTTTCAATTCTGTGTTTTCTTTTTCGAGTGCTTCAACTTTTTCTTCAAGCGTAGCGACACGTGGTTTGAGAAGTTGGATTTGCCAAGTGTTGAGTGAAATAAATTCTTGGTATCTTAAATGCCAATTTTGTGTGCCATCCTCTCTATTCATTATAACTACACCAGCAAAGTCTTTTGTTGTTAATCCGGCTAAAACCAAAGCCTGCTCTGTGTCTTGCGCTATAAAACCAGTATGCAACCTATCTGATGTACCATCGTTATATTTATAAGTAACCGGATGTAAATTATCAAAGAACAAATCATACGAATTAGAAATGTTTTTAATCGTGTTCTTCTTGTTTTTGTCAGAAACAACAGAGATTGCACTAACACTATACCACGTTCCGCCAAGCATACCGCTAAATGACGAAAAATACGTATTATATCCAGTAGTATTTCTAATGGTTGTTCCCATTTCGAGAGAATTGCTTTCGTATGAACCATTGGCAATTTTTGCCGAGCCTCCAAGATAACAAAATCCTTGTCCAACGTAAAAATAGTTATGTCTTTCGGAATCACAAATTCTAAAAGACTCACCATTATCCATCGTTTCAAGCCAAATTTTATCTCCTTGCATTTTCAAATCGCCACCGATGATTGTTCCACCGGAGAGTGTACCAGAAAATGAGCCGTTAATTACATTTAGACCATTTGCGTTAATTTGTGAAGCGGTCAAAGTACCACTAATATTAGCGGCTTTAACAATAAGGTTAGCCGCAGTTACAGTCGTTGTTTTGATTGTATTATTTGTAATGGTCGTAATCTCCGAGGTTGTCGGAATATCGCTTGTCTCCGCAACAGTGGATGGAAGTTGACCAATAGTAAGAGTGCCAGTGATATTAGCCGCTTTTACTTTGAGATTGGCAGCGGTAACGGTTGTTGTTTTGATTGTATTATTGGTTATCGTAGTAATTTCAGAGTCAGTAGGAATATCACCAGTAACGGCTATGCTTCCCGCAGAAATCACACCACTAACATCAATTTGAGATGCCGTGAGTTTTCCAGTTACATTTGCCGCAGCAACTTTTAAGTTTGTTGCGTCAATCTTATCAGCCGTAAGAGTAGGAATTCGTGCAGTATCAATTGTACCACTCGTAATATGGGCAGAGTCGATTGTAAGTTTGCCATTGACAATGCTACAACCACCAATTTCACCCTTCGTTGCAACAACCTCGCCTTTAATATAAAGGTTTCCACTCTTTGTAAAAGTAAAAAGGCTTTCCGAACTGCTAAAAATCTTAACAAGATTCGTTTCGTCATTCGGACTTACCATAAAGGTATAAGAACCATTGGTGATATTTAATCCGTTTCTATTGAATTGGAGCGTTGAACCAGAATTGTAAATGCCTAATTGCTCACCAAGAATAATTTTACCGATAAGAACTTCGCCATTGATACCATAACCATATGTAACCTCTTTTGTAAGAGGGTCAATATAGTAGTGACTTCCGATTGCTGTTCTTACCGTCTGCCAATTATCGCTTGTAATCGCAATAGTCGAGTTGATAATCTTCAACTGCTCGTCACTATAATTGTCAAGTAAAGGCTGGTATTTTCTAAACAGCATTCCGTGTTCGTCAAACACATAATCTTGATTATCGGCACTATTCAAGATTTTCAAATTGGTAAGAGCCAATCCGTGAGTAGACCAGTCATCAAGTTCATCTCTGCTATCTTTTCCTTTGGACGCTTGATTTTTAACATTGTCGTATGTAGAACCCATTGCTCTCGAATTGTCAAGAACATCTCGAATGTCCTTAATGTCATCTCGAATTTCTCTAACGTCAGAAAAAGTCACCGATAAATCATTCAAATTATCGAAGTCAATATCGAATGATAAAAGTCTGATTTTATAAATATTACCATCACACTCGATATGAATAAAGTTTCCAAGTTCAAAGTTGTCAAGTAACTTGTCGAATTCTTTCATAACGAGCAAGTTCTTTAATGTAGAACTAATTGTGTGTTGCAAATTTGCCGACTTATATAAATCGGACTTTGCGAGTTCAACAAACTGTTTTGCTCTCTCGAACAACTGGGCATTATTTAAGCCATCGGAAATGTAATTCGGATTTGAATATGTATCTTCTCTACGATAGGCAATAAATGTGTGCCACAAGTCAGTTCCAAGATAAGTCTCAAAATTCAAAGCATTTTGAATAGCATTGCGGTTGTCAATTATCTCATCTTGAACACTTCCGATTGTTGCAATCTCTGACTCTCTCAAACCGATTTCTGAACTAATATATCCCAACTTGTTTTGATAAGGAACATATAAATCCACATATAAGTCTTGGTCAGATTCCACCCAAGTGGTATTACTTCCGCAGCCTTGCTCAATAAGAATGTTAATACACGCTTGGCAACTATCATAGAATGCTTGAAGTCTATTCAGAGAATACTTTTTCAGTTCATTCTTAAAATTGCTATCCGACATTCCAAACAATGTTACAATGTCGGTTGCGGTATTTGTGTTATTCGCAAGAGATTTATCGAGCATCTGTTGCACATAACTTTCGTAGTTGTCGGTAATAGTTACCGAGATTGTGCTACTCGTTGCAGTATCTTCTTCGTCATGATAATTAGTCACAGTAAAACAACCAGTCCAAACCTTATTGGAGTAGGTCGGCTCTCCAAGTATTCTTACTTGATAACGATAATCGACTTGTGCTTTTGCCATAGCAAGAACGGCACTATTTACCGTTGCACCGGAAGCGTAATCAATAGAATAAACGGCAACAGGAGAAATTTTTGCGGCGGTCAATTTTGCAGCCTGTTCCGCAGCGGTTGTTCCAACGGTTTCGATTGTCGGCATTAACTTGCTCTGTAAAAGCAAATTAAAATCAATGGTGTGATAATAATTTTCCATAAGAGCAGGAAAGCCAACGATTCTTTCAGGCAATGCTACAAGTTCTGGCTTATATCCCAAATACTTTGTTACAAGTGCATTATAAGATGTTCTTAAATCCTCGGTTGGAGATACAACGTGTTCATCTTGATAATAAAGGTTGAGTTCGTCATAAGATGCAATTTTCTCAACTAATTCTTGCGGCATATCATCTTTCATAAATTGCGGAATATACCACAAATAAGAACTTCCATTTGGATTACAGTTGATAGCCGTTGCGGTCATCAACTCGTCTCCTGCTTCCAATTTGAAACAGTTTTTAATAGCGTCCTTATTAGTCTCGAATGCAACTTCATCCGTCAAATTGTGCTTTGACACAAAAATCCCCATATCCACGCCATATGGTGCTAAAACATTTTCACTTCCGCACTCGCTACAAACCTTCTCAAACTCTCCACGAGAACGACACTCTAAACAATATGATTTTAAGTCGTAAACTCTAATTGCTCGGTCAGGTTTGCCTTCAGCATTAGAATGAACAGAGAAGTCAATATAACATTCAAGTTCTTTCGCTACATCTTGCAGAGCATCATAAATTGTGTTTCCGTCAAATGAAAAAGACCTTTGGATTGTTCTTAAACTTACTGGAACTGAAACAATTCTATAATGCGGGGTTTTAGCCAATAATCTATCAAGCAAAGAACGAGATGCATCTGCGGAATCGTAAAATACAGTTGGAGAATAATCGTCTCTCTTAATGTCGGTTTCCGTATTGATTTCCATTTTATAAACATTCGTTTGCGACAGTTCATCTTCTGCAAGAGAAGTTGCGGTAACGCTTTTAACACATACATTTCCGTCACTTGTTTGAACATGGATTTCATACCACAAGTCGAGTTCCTTAATCCACATAAGTTTACAATCTTGGATTTCATTCCAAATTCTCAATGTGTGATTGTTGTTTACTTTATAAACAGAAAACTCAACCGACCAAGGAGCATTCATTTCTCCGTGTACTTTCAAGTGGTGTGCCGGCAACGTTCCAAGTTTTGTACCATCTTTCCTTGCAAGTACGAGAGTAAATGGTCTCGGATTATGCAAAGAATTAAATGATAATCTCATTTATTGTACCTCCTTTCTTTTAGAATGTTTCTTTGATAATTGGGTCATAAGAAATAGTAACCACACAAGGCAATGAGAAAGTGAATCCGTTTGAAATATTATCGAGCGAATTTGTGATTTGCGGAAAAACGAAATTAAAATCATTCAAAATGTTTCTTGAAAGAGATGTTTCGATTATCATATTTTCTCCGTCAATCTTTATCACTTCTCCCATTGTGCAGTTCTTTATATATGTAGAAATTCCCATTGTAGTGTTTGTGATAGTAAGGTCTCCGCTTGCACTACAAGTAATTTCAAAATTCGGGTAAGTGTCTCCGACATCATCGGACACATCTTTAACATTGAATGTTTTAAGTAAATGCGTTCTCTTAATGTCGAAAGTATATTTTTCGGTTTCCCCATAAGCATATGGTTTGTCCGTTTCCATAGTAAGCCTAAATCCATAGACTTGTTCAGCAATTTTGATTTTCTCAATATTGAAACTTGCATTGAAGAAGAAAGTATCAATATCAACATCGTCATACAAAACCCTAAACTTATAGAATTTACCACGATTTAACCAACGCATAATGTCTCTACATTCGTCAGATGTAAAGGGCAAGTCCTCGTTATCTATAACTTCTGGATTTTTACAAATATCAAATGTTGCAGTAATACATTGGTCGTATTGAATTCCGGAAAGAGAATTCTTTTTTCCGTAATCTCGTGTAATTTTATTAAATGTGATAGAAGAACCAGCACTGGCAACTTTTGTTCCAGAAGAATCTTCAAAATCACAAACGATACAGTTATAGTCGCTTAACCATCTGCCATCGTATTCAAAATCT